ATAAGGTGTGTTATATTTTACTTTTTTACCACTTACCCCCTTATCCTGATAATGTCCGTACTCCTCCATTTCAATAGACACCTCAAAAGAGTTTGTAGAAACTTTTACGTTCCCTTTTAAGCTATCATATAACGTCTTTGTGCTATTCTTTTTTAGACGTGTTAAGTTTGTACGTGCTTCTTTAACTACATAGTCTGTAAATCGTTTTAACTCCTTTTGAATAGCATCGTTTAACATACAGTCATGTCAGGGAAAAATGAAACATCTAAAGTCATTGTGCAACCTGCGATATAATTCTCGAATCTCTCTTCAAACGGCTCAACGCTTGGACTACCCTCAACTATGTAACCGCTATCAACTAAAGAACCGTGTCTTAATTGTTGGTATAATCTATTTAAAGTTAGTAAAGCAGTATTAATAACATATTGCTTATTGTCGTTACCTTTGAACACATCCGTTACCTCTTTCTTTGACAAGTCGACAACATCCATCGCAAGTATAGAAAGGTTACATCTAATTACATTCTCGCTAAATTGGAATGAGTTAACTATAATATGCGATAAAGGAAACATTGTTGTTTTAGCCAAATCAATATCGAATAAACTTCCCTCTGTTACCGTATTAACAAATTCGTCTGCTTCTAACTGTGTACGAATTGCATCTATTATTTGTAAGTGTCCTTTCATTCCTTAAATATTTCTTGTCTTTGTTTCTTATAAGTTAACCACGTTAAACATTGATGAATGGAAAGTTTTGTAACTTCATCGAATCTTCTAACATCCCCTTGAGCGAGTTCATATATGCTTGTATACCATCCCCATTGTTTTGCAAATTGAGTTGCTCCGCTAAAGTCTCCTGCTGCTTCTTGCTCATCTTCTTTATTTCCGTCTCCAAAAAGGTAGGAATAGCTTTCAACAATTGTTGTCCTAAACTCCAAAAAAAAACCTGTGCAGCAAGTACGTTTGAAAGTGGAGCATATCTCATTACTTCGGAATAGTTCAAAGCACTTTGATAAGGTTCTATTTCGTATTTATCTCCCTTTTCTTTAACTATTGGTCTATACATAACCGCCATAGCTTTATGAAGCGTTTGAACGTCTTGTAAGTACTTTTCCAAATCAATATACTCTCCACTTGTAATGTTCTCTAAATCGGTTATAAATCCAAACTCAACATTCTGAATCTTAAATCTAGGTTTAAAATTGTTCTTCTTTTTGAATAGTTCGTTAAAATGGTTTGTAAGGTTAAGTATGTCCTTTTGTTTAATCTTAACTATCTCTTTTAATTCAATGCCACAGAACCTTTCTACTAATCTTTGCCCTATATAGTCGTTGTCTTCACTTCCTTTCACATCGTCAACAAATTGCTGATAATGTAACAATGGAACTTCATTCAAACTTTCGGGTATAATTAACTCTAATTTCATAATGTTAAAACGTTTATTTTTATTATTTGTATTATCGAATGAATGGTAAGCTATTTTGGTTTTCGTTTATCTGATAAGTTACTGCATAACGCAAAGCATCTAAAGCGTGGTTATATTTATCTATCGGAGTTTCTGACTTCTTTTCTAACCAACAATAGTTATTTAACTCTTTGATTAAATCAATGCTACTTTCATCTATTATTAAGTCGTAATCTTGAAGTAATGAAATACCAAATCGAACTGAATCAGCCCCCTTAACTGCGGGTTCAATATTCAATCCCCTATCCTGTAATTCGTTTATTAATCTAGGTTCAGCACAATCAGCAATTATTAATGAATCATTAGCAAATGTTTTATTAAGTTCATAGACTTGTGAAGTAGTTAAGTGTGTTTGATAAATATGTAATTTTACGTAGATTACTTTTTTATCCGTATCGATTGAAGTTTCAATTAATGTTGTAGGGTCATTACTAAATCCAAAATCCTGACCGAATATACTTGGATTAACTTCTATAAACTCGCCTACTTTCCAATTAGTAAATATTACACCCTCTGCTTTATCTAACCACCCACCTAAAATTGTATGTTTATACTTTTCAGGTCTTCGTTTCTTTACGTCTAGGACTTGATTTAAGAAACTTTCAGAAAGGTTTTCTATATTATCCTCGTATGTTGTATGTATAAACGTTGTATCGCCTTTTGTCGTATTGCTTCCCGCCTCAATTCCTTTTGCTTCAAAGAACTTTTGATAAATAAAATGCTCTTTCGTTGCAGGATTTAAGACTAATATAACTCTATTTTGTTTTAGTTGACTACGTATAGATAAGTCAATCTTATCAAATACATCTTCATCGGTCAACTCTTCTGCTTCATCTAGTACCCATGTCGTAACTCCTGACAATGATTTAAGATTAGCCGTTTGATTTCCACTAGAAGTCTTTAAACCTCTAAACAATATCTTTGAACCCGTTTTAATATTTATAATTTCATCCTTTGTTATGTAGAAATCGTTTTGCAATCCAGCCAACTCAATCTTTTCAATGAACTCGGGAATAATTGAAACGTGAGCAGATGTTAAAGTATATCTAGTAAATAGTATAACGTGTCCGACTTCGTACGTTAGAAGTTCCAAAAACACCGTTAAACCAAATGATTTCCCACTACCACGACCACCCGTAATTACATAGTAACGTGAATCATTCGCAAATAGTGGGACGTACTTCTTATTTAAACTTAACAAGCTCTTTAATATTGATATCGTTTATAGTAATATTATTGTCAACTGTTTCTTTTGGTTTACCAAATAGATGTTCACTAATAAATATTTGACCTCTTTGACTTTCTAATAATGTATGAACTAATTTTTCTTTTGCTTCAAATTCAGTATCTACTTTATAGAATGTTTTTAAGGCATTAGCAAATAAAGTATTTACTTTTTCTTCATCTGCTTTGCTCTTTCTACCATTTCCTGGAATTGCTCCTCCTCTTCCCGCCATTGTTTTAAGTATTGTTTAATCAATTTACAACTTGTGCTTCTTCTATATCTTCTGTAAACATTCTAACAAAGTCATCCTTTGATATTATTGTTACTTCATCTCTTTCACTTTCTACATTGAATACTTTATAACCTTTGTATTTTTCTTTGTTATAGAATGCTAAACCAAAACAAAGTAAATAAAACTCTTTATTCTTTTGGTCTTGTGGAATCTTTTTAATTAGCTTCTTAAATACTCTCTCTACTTCTAAACTCATATTTATTTATTGTTAGTCGCAAATTACTTTATGTCTATATTGAGTTGCGTTACCTGTGTAAATCCATTCCCCCGTATCTTTATCACATAAGTCTGGCTGCATTACTGTATTGTATTTGAATACCCAACTTAATTGTAGAGTACCTTGAATAAAGTCTTTTTCTTCATGTCTTTCGTAACAGTTGCAAGTTACTCTTTTAGTTGGTTTAATATCATCTTTTTTACAACTTAATGCAATTAGTGAAATAAGTATTAATAGTTTAGTTTTCATATTCATTATATACTTTTTGTAAGTTGTTTATAAATTCTCTCCAACATGAACCGCATTGAGTAGGCTCTTCTTTTGTTCCGAATACTCTATTATAAATTGTTAATAGTTCAATTTGCTCACTTGGTTTAATTGCTTCTCTATGTGTTATCTTAAAGAAGTTTGTTAAGTAGTTGTATTCGTCTTCTACTAAACATGATAATTTTTTGTAAGGAAATAGTTTATTTAGTTTCTCTTTGCGTTCGTCACATCCACAATCATCTCCTGCTATAAATTTTACTAATGCTTTTATCCCCGTTGCAGTAGTTATCTTCTCAATAGTATCGCCTAATCCTTTTGACGCTTCTATTTGTTCTTTTGTTCTTCGTACTCTCTTTGCCATTATATTTATATTAGTTCAAAATCCTTGTTTAAATAATCTTCGTAGCTTTCGCCTACATTCTCTCTTAACTTTTGCTTACATCTCTTTAACGTTGTAAATATAGTCATGTAATGAATGTTTGACTTATCAGCAATTTTTCTTATACTTAATTTCTTTTGTGTGTAAATATCAAAAGTTAGCTTGTCGAATGGATGCCATGTTAAACTCTCTTCTTCTATTAACCTTGTAATGTTTTCGTATGCTTCTTGTTCTTCGTTTGTACTTTCTTCGTTTGTTAAGAATCTACATTCATCAATAGGTAACTTCTTTTTAATTAAAACCTTTTTATACCTATCAAAGTCTCCGTGTAATGTTCTTAATATCATGTAAACATATGAACGATTAACTTTGCCATTATTAACACATTTATCGATATGGTTACATCTAATTACTTTCATGTACATTTCTTGCACTATATCCTCGCTGAATGTATGCTCCCCGAACTTTTCAACTATTGCTACCCATTGTTTATGTTGTGCAGCAAGTATGTTAATTTGATTTACCAAAACAGTCTTAAAAATTGTTCAAACATCATTACTTTATTAGCACCTTTTAAGTACATTCCGTAAACTATCTTACGTGCTTTCTTCGGTAGTTGCTTACTTCGTTTCATTTCTTTGTTTTAAAATCTTTGTAGAACTTCAAAATGTGTAAATACATTTGTTTCATTTGTTCACTCTCATCATACCAAAGCATACAAGTCTTGTGTACATCCTGAAACGTTCCGTAATCTGTTATTATCCAACGTCTTAACGGTAGTTGTAAAATTTGTTTAAGAAGTTCTCTATTTTCCATGAAGCAAATATAATAAAAAAAGCATACTAAATTAATAATATGCTTTAATTTTAATGTAACTATAATTTTTCTTGCAAAGTAATAAGAAAGTTTGGCGACACTCTTTTTACTTCTACAAATATAGTAATTTATTTTGATTTGAAGATATTTCTTTGTTTTTTTCTTCAATGTATATCTCTAGCATCTTTTCAATACTTGCACCCAAATACTTTTCTCCGTTTTCTCTAAACCACATAAAGAAGTTTTTTAATGTTTCAAATTCGTTCATTTTCTATAAATTTTATTACTTGTTCTTTTGTTTCAAATTTAACTATCTCATACTTATTAATTTCAAAGTTAAAATAAATTACTGATAAATCTTTAATTGACTGCTCTAGGAAGCATTGTTTACAACTTATACATCTACCTTTGTCTGCTTTAACTTGGTACTTTCTATTATTTATTTTATAGGCTTCTAATGGTTTTTCAATCTTACAGTAAAAACATTTCTTCATGTTAAATTTTTTTAATTTTCTTTACACGTTTTAATTTCATGTAAAGTCTTTTATCTTTTGTTTATACGTTTCTATTAATTGTTTTAGTTCGTTTATCGTAAACTTTCTAGTTAATTGTGAATCTACTGTTAATTTTTCAAATGCTTCATATCCTATTCGTTTTAAAAGGTTTTCTCTAAATGGAATTAGATTGCCACTTAAAAAAGTGTTACAATGTTCACAACCTGAAAAAACATTATTCTCATCAAATCTAACGTTATAATGTCCACCAGCTGAATAGTAATGTGAAGCGTTTACTTTCTTCATGTTGTTTGAATTACAAGCTATACATGGTTTACCATTATCTCTTAAACGAATGTACTTATTAAATACTTGTTGAGCTAGTTTTAAATAGTCTTGAACGGTTAATAAATCTTCTTTAACTTTCTTTTTCTTTTCGTTCCATGCTTTCAACTTTGTTTGTTCTGCAAAGTGTTTTATACATTCATCGTTTATCATGCAGTATTTTTGATTAAACCATTTAGGTTCAAACTTTTGTTTACATTGTTTACACCTCATAACTTTGATAACCATTGTTTATAAATTTGTTCTGCTATTTTACCAGTCATTAAAGGAGGGACTGACATACCTATAAGATATTGAGGATTTGAATGGCTTAAATGATTGTAATCCGTTGGATAGCTGCCTATTAAATGAACTGTTTTTTTATCTATTAAAGTGTTTTCGTCTAACCAATATCTATTAATATCTGTTGCGATTGTATTACTTGCTCTATTTAAGTCTAACATTACATCGCCAAATCTATCTTCGCTATAATTTTGAGTTTCTTTTTTAGGTATACCTTTTGCAAATTCTTTTATTGGTATTTCTTTTTCGTTAAATTCCATTTCTATTTTTGGAAGTTCAGTAAACATATCTACATACTCCATAAATTTAGGCGCTAAATCTTTTCGTAAAGCAATAAAAAAAACTCTTTCTCTACGTTGTGGAACGCCCATTTTAGATGCGTTTAACAGAAAGTGTTGACAAGTATAACCAGCTTTCTCAAAAGCCTCATAAATTTTAATTACATATTCTTTAGCGTTACCTAATAATAAACCTTTTACATTTTCAGCAATTACTACTTTAGGCTTTAACTCTTTTGCAAGGTCTATAAAATCAAAAAATAGAGTATCTAAAACTTGTAATTCTTGACCCTCACGAAATTTCTTTTCTTTACCCCAATCTTTTTCACGATTACCGGCCATACTAAATGAGCTACAAGGTGGCGAACCGTCTAAAATATCTAATTCGTATAATTCTTTTGGTAAATCTTTACGTTTTGCAAATGTTGTTATACTTTCTAAATAACTATATTTTGGTTTATGATTTTCTTTGTAAACCTCTACCATTTTTGGGTCAATATCATTGTGACCTATTACATCAAACCCAGCTAATTTGTAACCCATTGTTGAACCACCACCACAAGCAAAACAACTAAATACTTTCCCTTTATCTTTTGTGAAGTTTGCCTCACTTAATTTCCAATTATAATACATATTATTTTTTTTAAAGTTCTCTAATAAAATCGCAATCGTTATCTAAAAAGTTTAAGTGTATTCCTATTTCATCACCAAAAGCAAAGCTCCACACTATTAACTCGTTAAGTTCATCTGATGTCATATCTAAAGTTGAAACGTTAGGATTAAATCCTGCATACTCTTTTAAAAATTTATCTACTTCTTTAATAGTTTTTGAATCTCTTAACTCTATTAATCTAGTGTGTATCTTTTCAAGGCAAATACCTTTATAGAATTTAATTAATCTTTTGTTCATCTTATTTGCTTATTGTGTTTCTTACTTCTTCTCCTAGTTGTTTTCTTAATTTATATTTATAACCTCTTAAAGTTTCGTTTTCCTCCTGCAAACGTTGGCGACATCTTCTTATAGTTTCTGGACTTGTTAACTCTCCATTTATTAACATATCTAAAAAGTCTTTTTTATCTTCTATATTGCATGAATCTTCAGACCATATAATTGATATTAATAACCTATCGCAATCTCTAGCATCTTTGTTTACTTCTAAAATACTTTTTACTCTTTGTTTTACTTCGTTGTTTATCATTTCTCTATTTGTTTTAATTCGTCAATAGTACTAATTATTTTGTAAGGTTGTGCTACTATAAAGCCACAAAAAGACTTTTCTAATCTAATCCAACCTTTAATAAAGTAAATATTATCTGCTATTACTTCTTTGTAAAATCCGTTTTCTATTAAATATTTTTCTGTTAACATATCTTTGTTTTTAAAATGGTGCGTCAAATTCTGTATTCGGTTTTATTGAATCAAATATTTCAAATTCTTCTATTTGTTTTGATTTGTTTTTAATCAATGATTGATTAGAATTTAAACAACCGTCAACATAAAATCTTCTATTGTCGTTATTCCAATTAAACTTTGTCATGCTTGTAATATTACCTTGAAAATCGTATTTAGTTTTTAAGTTTATTACCATTGTATAACCTGATTCAATATCGTTTCCAAATTCTCTATAAACACATAAACCGTTATGAGTTTGATTTCTAAAATCAGATGAACCACTTACAGAATATAAATCAGGAATATCATATTTTCCACTCTTTTCATTTTTCTTCATTTTTGTAGGATGTGCAACTAAAAACACATGAACATTGTATTGAATACAAAAAGAAGTTAATCTAGTTAATATTTGGTCAATTCCATCTTTACCTTGAAATCCTTTAGGCATTAATACTTTATTCCAAGCATCAATTATGAACATATTAATCCCAAAAGTAAACATCTGCTCTTTGAACTTTTCAAGTAACCAATCCCAATCAGGTGTTATGCTTTCTTCTGATGTTGTAAAATATAGTTTCTCTTTACTCCATTCTGTATATTGATAAAGTTCGTTTTCAGTCATTTTATTTTTACCAAAGAAAGGTTTACCAACTGTTAAAGAAGCATATTTTGAATTATATAAACCTAATGGATTATGTTCGGGGCTGAATATTGATAATTTATAGTCGTAATCATTTGCAATATTTAAAGCGTACCAATCTACAAAACTACTTTTACCATGTGAAGGAATACCTGTTACAACTGTTAATTGACCCATCATTATACTAAAATCATTTTCAAAACCTTTAAACATTTCATTCTTTGGAAATATTGTTTTTGGCATTCCTTCGTTGTATAATCTTAAAGTTTCATCTAATAAGTCTAAAGTATTGAATGTTCCACCAATTGGAAAACGTTTTTTGTTGTTTATAGAATCTTTGATTTTAGACGTTTTTAAATCATCGTTGGCATCTTTACCTATCCACTCAATAAAAGTGCATCTAAAACGACCTAAACGGTGTGAAATCTTGTTTCTAACATCAATGCCTTTCTCATCATTATCTACTGCAATAATAAAATGCTCTATTTCTTTTAAATACTTTTCTGAATTAATCCAATAGTCATCATTATCATTTGCTCCGTTAGGTAAAGAAATAACATTTTTAAATCCTGCTTCGTACATTGCTAAAACATCAAATTCTCCCTCAACAATGTAAACTTCTTTTTGACTAATAATTGAATTTATATTATAAAATATTGGTTTACCTCCAGTATGTTGTGTGAATTTCTTATCTGATGAACGGTATTTTTTGTTAACTACTATTTCTCCCTCGAAATAATTAAATGTAATTGCGTTTTGTTTCTTCTGTAATTGTGGAAAATATATTTCTTCTTCTGATATACCAAAATGATTTAAAGTTGTTTGACTAATCATCCTTTCACTCCAGCACCATTTAACTAATTTATCAGATAATTGAGTATAATTTTTCCATTCTTGGGTTGGGTAAGTATATTTAGTTTGAATCTTATCTAAATTACTTTCTCTAAATGTTAATGCTTCACAATAAAAACATTTTCCAATTCCAGAGTTGTGGTCTATTTTTAATGATTTATCTCTCTTATCTGTTCTAACCTCATCGCATTTAGGACATCTTATTGATTCTTTACCGCTTAATTTTTTTAAGTCTAAAGTATTCCATTCTATAAAGTTGCTCATACTGATATTTTATATTGATTTTTTATTGATTCTTCTTTTGTCTTATAATCTTTCTTTAACCAATTCAAAGATGTCAAATATAAAGAAGAATATTTATTATTTGTTTTATAGTTTTCTATATTATTTAAAACCGTTTCTATATCTTCTTTTAAATAAACCTCATTTAGTTTTTTAAATTCATCTATGGTTAATTTTAAATGTTTAAACGCTCTATATATTTCTTCTTTTTCTTCTTTTCTTTCTTCTTCTTCTTCTATTGGTTGCGTCACTGTTGCACTTGTGTTGCGTTTGCGTTGCGTCACTGTTGCACTTGTGTTGCTAGTGTCTTGATAACTTTCATATTTACAAACAGTTAACTGTGTTGTTACTGTGTCACTTTTTAACTCAATCATTAAATCTTTTTCAAGTAATTTAAAGAACCTTCTTACTTTATGTTTATCCCAATTCCAACGCTTACCCCAGCTTTCTAATGATAATATACTTTGACCTCTTTTAATATAGTATATGTTTCCTTTAATAAGAGTTTGAGCATCTGAAAAGTTAACGGTTAATAAAATATCATTCCACGCTTCAAACTTGCTGAAAATACGTTTTTCTTTATATAACCAATGCTCGGTTATTGAGCGATGTAACTTTATCCAACCACTCATAATTATTTCATTTTAGCTTGAATGTGTAACAAAGCACCAATTAACTTGTGTAATTCTGTTTTTGATAAAAAGATATGAGCATCATCAAAATCTTTTTTAATTCCAATTGAAATCTGTATTGATTCAATTTTTGATAAATGGTTTTCATTTTCTACAATGTTTAAATATACATTGTCTTCTGTTTTTAATCTGTACTCCATAATTTAATTTATTTTTTGAACATAAAAAAACCCTTTACAAACAATAGCTTCTCACTTCTATTATCTATAAAGGGTAAACCTAATTTCTTTGTTCAGTATTGTGAGAAGTGAACTATGTCGCAAATATAGTAATTTATTTTAAATACAATACTTTTTTATTATTTTTTTTAAAATGTTATATAAATAATACTTTAACATATAATAATTAGTTAAATGTTATAAAAACAATTCACTTTCATTTAATAACTCATGTATTTTATTACGTACTTTTTCAGCTAGTTGAATATCTTCGCTATTTTCTGAATACTTATACATATTACGATAATAGTTATCTAATTCGACAACTAACATACGCCACTTAAAACCGTTCATGCAGTCTTTTATTTCGTCTGCATCTTCAAAACTATCGAACTCTAATATTACTTTACTCATGTTCTATTTTTATTTCTACTTCATAACCTAATTTATTCAATGTGAATTTCAAAGCATCTTCAACGTTATCCCCTGAATATTCATTTTCGCATTTTTCTCCATTTACTTCAATGCTTACACCATAATCATAACAACATCCATCGCCACAAGTATAGTCCCAATTTCTTAATATTATTTTTACTTTTTTACTCATTTTTTTAAGGTTATATGTTTAAATTTTATTTTTATTTTAAGGTTATATGCTTAAAAAATTACCGTTAAGCGTGCGACTTGCCCGAACTCTTTGTGAAATAAGAACCCCTCAATAGCTAAAGGCGAATGCTGATAACCACTTTTATGGTGCCAACTATCTGCTGGACTTGGACTTCTTAAAGACTCTATTTGAACGCTCATTATATCTTTACTTGTTTTATGATGTACGTGATGAGTAAACCAATATCTATGTTTGCATTCATGCCAATGATTAGACGCTTCGTGGCACATAAGCAAAGGTAAATCATTTTGTTTTGCACCATCTCCATGAGTTGTACCGATTAGATTTTGACCGTAGATTGAATATTTCCTATGACTTGGCGACCTATTAAATTCAATATTTGGATGGTTATTATACCATGAATATAAAGAATCCATTAAGAAGAAACCTGACATTTCATCATGATTAGATACGTTGTAAACAACTTCTAAATCTGCAATGCTTACAAGTGTTTCAATAATATCAATGTATAGTTGTTTAGCCATTAAGAAAGCATCAAACCATTTTACGTGGGTATCTTGTTGCGTTCCTTTTGTCGTTTGTCCTTTGGTGTTATCGGTGTTTAGTATATCGTTACCAACTATTAAAATAATTTTATCAATATTAAAACCTTTTGATTTTTGAATAATACTAGAAACACCGTCTTTTACCCTTTGAACTGCAATCTGTGAATTATATTCCTCTCCCGTTTCAAATGCTGAACAAAGTTTATTTATATGTACATCTGCTGGGTCTATTAATAAGCAGTGTCCGTCTTCATCTGATTTAGTTCTGATTATTTGAATGTGGTTAGGTCTTATATCTTTTACACTACCTATAAAATCTTCTTTAAAATCTTCGTAGTTAAATATATTGTTTTCTTCTTTAACATTGATTGAGTAGTTTTTGCCTTTATACCAATAATGTTTTACTTTTTCGGGGTCTATTCCTACTTTATCGCATTCGTCAAATATACCTTTATCGACTCTGCTACTAATTAGCCTTGTAATATTTCGCCTAACATTATCATTAAATTCAATATTTAATTCTTTACACATTAAACGAGCCACTTCTCGCTTTGAGTTGTTGGAACTGTATAATTCCATTATTCTGTCGATATTCTCAACCATAAACTAATTAATTAATACATAAAAAAAGCAACGCTAACTTAATAACGTTGCTAAATTAAATATTTTTATTAACAAATTACTTTTTAGTTAATTCTTTTATCTTTTTATCTATTTCTTTTTTCTTTTTATCGCTTACATATAATTTGCAAGTTTCTAAAGTTTTAATTAAATATTCAAATTTCATTTTATTGATATGTTTTTATGTTGTTTTAAAATTTCATCTATAATATCTCGAGTATCTCTAACCATTTCTTGAATAGATGGTAAGTTAAGTAAACGATAATCCCAACCTTTCTTTTCAAGTTCTATAATTATTTTACTTGTTTTTATCTTCATAGTTAAAACATTTTAAGTTGTGATATATGGTTTTTAATTCGTTCCATTGCTTTATCGTAATATTCTTTGTCTAATTCACAAGCTGTTAATTCAAAATTATAATCATGACAAGCTATTGCTATACTTCCACTGCCTAAATGCGTGTCAAGTATCTTATCCCCTTGATTAGCGTATTTGTCTAATATCCATTTATAAAGTGCGGCAGGTTTTTGTGTTGGGTGTATTCTTGTTTCTTTATTTTTCATATCTCCTTGTAACATTCCCGCCCATCTAAACTCAAACTTTCTTACTGCAGTTGTATGATTAGTCCAAGCAAGTTCACAATCTGCAAAATCATTATCTCCGTTTTGTTTATCCCATACAATCCAACTTGATGAATTTTGATTAGGTATATCTTCTATAAAATGATTTGCACCCCAAATAATAACATTTTTTGAAACTCTTATTAATTCATTAAAATATTCTTTTTTAGGTGTTTCTTTATCCCAATTTTTAGAAGTGTACATTGTAGGTCTTGTTGCTTTTCCTCTTGAATGATTTTTTGCTCCATCTTCTCCTATTCCATAAGGCGGGTCTACAATAGATAAATCAAAATAATTATCAGGATAACGAGCCATTAACAACATATTATCTTCGTTTGTTATTTCTATTTTATAAGTTACTTTCATATTCTTTTAAATATAAATCAATTAAAAATTTTGTTTTTTCTAAATCTTCTTTAAAGTTACCTTTTTTTCTACATCTTACTACACGTTTTATAATATCACTCTCCCACGAATTAAGACCGAAATCGTTACTAAACTTATAAAGTGAACCTTTGCTATTATCGTAGTGTTTAGGTGTCTTTAAATCACTTGTTTCTACTTCTGTTTTATATCCGTAATCTCCAGGTTCTGAATAAAATGAATATTGTGAACTGTCAAAACTAGTCCCGTAATAATTAATCGGATAAATTATACTATCACTTTCTATTACTGTACCTGTAAATTTGTCCTTATTAAGTCTAGTTACTTTAACTTTAAATTTTAGTTCTTTGTGTATTCCAATCATAATTCAAAAAATTGTCTTAATTTTATTTTAACGTTATTTTGTTGTTCAATTGATTCAATATCTGCATTATATATTAAATTTGAATCTGCTTTGATTAGCTTTTTAATGACCGTTTTAAGATTTGTAGCCAAATGTTTATCAATCATATCCTTTCTTATAGCTTCATCTTTTAAAACATCTTCAAGTAAATCAGCTAGTAACGGCATCATTATACATGAAGCAAATAGTTTTTTATGGTTTGTTTCAATCATTTTTTTAGTTTTTTTATAAATTCTTTTAATATTTCTTCTTTTGTAATTTGCTTACATTTTAAATCAACTGAATTTGGTTTTAATGATTTACATTTTACTTTAGTCATATTCTTCATTTTTATAATAACCTAATTCACTTAATATTTTACAATGTTCATTCTTTAATAGTCTGAAATACTTTTGCATTTTGATATTACCTTTTCGCTTTCTTATCATTTTCTAACCAATTAAAAAATCTCTCTTCTTTTTCCAAATCTTCTACAACTTCTTTAATATCCATTTTTGGATTGATAAAGCTATCTGTTCTAGGTTTTAAATAGTCATCTGTTAACTGTTGTAGTTCTTTACGTTGCTCAATACTTGCAATAACTATCCAAATAAATATGACTATCAGTCCGAATAATGCAGTCAATAACGCTGCGATATACATTACTTTCATTTTACTTCGTTTAAAAATTGTTTAACCTTGTTTAAATTCTCTTGTTTAAAGTCTATTTTATAATTCATCCATAAACTTAAAGACGTTCTACATATTCCTAACTCGTTTGTTAGTTGTTTATTTACGATGTAAGAACCTTTTTCGCCTTTAGAGTAGTATTGACTAATTAGCTTATAAATATCTTCTCTAATAGCTTTGTTTTCAATTCTTGTTTCTTCGCTTATTCCACCGTTTTTTGTCATCTTACTTATTATATTTTTTATTGTAATAATCGTTAGCATCTTTAAATCTTTCTCTGCTTTTTTCAGGTAATTCATAAATATTGCATTGCAACCAACCCTCACTATAAGACTTAATTATTTCTACTTTCTCTAAGTCTAAATAAATCAAATCTATTAATTCAATTATTTGCTCTTTAGTGTATGAGCTTTGCATTCTATCACGTTCTACAAAATCTCTTAATTTTTCAAATGGTGTCATTACTTACTATGTTTTATTTTCATTAATCTATCGTACAAACTTGAATTGAAATTACCTGACTGCTCCCACCATAGTTGAGCAACTGATTTAGTAACTCCATTGTTTTTAGGAATGTAAACGTTTTCACTCCAATCTGATTTTTTTACTTTTTTAGTTTTAAATAGTTTCATCTTAAAATGCTTTAGTTGTAAATATTGCTCTTAATTCTGTATTTATTTCGTCTACTGTTTCTTTAAATACTTTGTCGTTATATTCTAAATAGTTATCTACTGTTTTAATTCCATGTAATACGGTTGCGTGGTCTTTTTTACCACATATTAAACCAATTCTTTTAAGGTTTAGATTAGTGTTATTTCGTAAATACCACATCAATAATTGCCTTTTAAAAACTAAATCTCTATTTCTACAGACTAAACTAATTTTATGCTTTTGAATAATTGTTTTAACTCTAAATATATGTTCAGTTTTTTTTAGTTCAGAACCACATATTCTCATTATACGGTACTGATATGGTAATTCAAATACTCTCATCTTGCTTCTTTTAAATCGTTTAAATCTTTTATGAACTCTTCTGTAGCTATTATTAAAGCTCTTAACTTTCTTAATTCGTTAGGATTTGAAGCGTTATTAATTTTCAATTCCTGATAAATCTCAATTCTTTTTTGGTATTGGTTAATTAACCAGTCTTCGTTATATCTCATGGCGTGGACTCAATTCGTTTTCTAATACTTCTTCGATTAAATGTAACTGAACATCTAACATATCTATAATATCTGTTTTTGAATCTCTAACGTATATTTCGTGAATTTCTAAACCGAAGTGACTTTCGTAAACTAACACCTGGTAAACAACTGTTAACTCAATACCTTTAAATTCAATGTTTCTTTTATGTGTCATAATTTCTATTTTTTAAAGTTTTTTAAATGTGCGTTACAGTCGCACCCCTGATTTTTTCTATTTCTCAAATGCTTTATTAAAAGCATCTGTTAAAATTTGTTTTCTTTTTGATTCGTAAAAGTTAATTAAATCTTTATTATTTTTTGAATCTTTTTTTAATGCTTCGATTAATGTGTTTAATTCTTGAAAGTTCATAATTTCTATTTTTTAAATTGTTATTTCCTTTTGTTGAAACAAAGATACATATTCTTTTTTGTAATTAACAAACTTTAATTACATTATTTTTAATTATTTTGCATAAAAAAACCTAACACGTTAAATGCTAGGTTTTTAAAAGTTAAATTATTTTACATCAGAAAGGAAGCGAGTCATCTTTTTTAGGCTCATTTGCTACATTTTCAACTTCCTTTTCAGCTACTTTGATAATGTTATCAGTCCAAACTACTTTACCATTAGCAATATATTGTTTTGGTTCTTTAGCTTCACGTTGTTCTTTACTTTGAGAATACGCCATTGAAACATTGTTACCATACTTTGTTTCATCATTGATAAATATTTGTGTGTTTAAATACTTACCGTCTACTAATCTACCTTTATCTACCTTTGATAAATCAATACTTAAATTTAAAATTGCTGACATACTTATTATTTATTATTGGTTATTATTTAATTAATTCTTTTATTGCTGACAATGTAACTATAAACATATACGGGTCATTTAATGTTTCTTTTTCTTTAATAGCTTTATTAATAATATCAATTACATCATCAATTAACATTATAGCGTTATGATTATTTTTATTAAATACTAAATGCCTAATATAATCCGACATATTCATATAGTTAGCAGCAGCTATGTCAATTAAATTACTTTTTTCTTCTTCACTTAATCTCACATTAAGATTTACTAATTTACTTTCCATTTTATTTATTTTTAACTGATAAACTACTTTTGCTAAACGTTACTATCGGAGTTTGTAATACCTCTCCAGTTTGTTCATTAAGCGAACTAATACCGTTCTTTTGATTTTCATATACTGATTTATATTTATTCTCAATTTGAACTAGGTTTTCTTTTGCTACTTTCCACTCATCAATATTTTTAAAATCGAATTGTTTTCTACCCTCAACACGTGTAAATTGATAAGAGCCTATTTTAAACGTTTTGTCATACTTTTCTGATTCATTGTACGCTAATTCATCTATTTGCTTTTTCGCTTCGTTAAAACGCTTCTCTAGTTCTTTAAATACTGCAAACGCTTCAAGTGAGTTTGTAAATCCTAAATCTACGTTCCTAATCACTAAATCAATTTGGTTTTGAATAACGTTAATTGAATCAGTTGTTAAACTAACACCGTTGTAGTTTTCTTCCATGTACTGTTGTTCTTCTCTATTTTGCATGATTTCTATTTTTTTAAAGTAATAATAACGCTTTATTTTGTAATTCTGTTAATTCAAAACTTGCTTTAAGTTTCTCAACTGTGTAAGTACCTTGTTTAATTGTTTCTAATGCTTTCTCAAATCTGGTGTTGTCGATTAATTCTTTACGTTGTGGTTGACTTGCTAATTGACCGTCGTCGTCTTGTGCCTGCATTGATAGTAAACTTTGCAAAGTGTATCTTCTAAAGTAAGTAATAGCACTACCCATTGACTGGGGTGTCCCTCCTATTGGTAAATCAATATAAGACTCAATCATTTCTTTACTTTCAGCATCTACTATTCTAGTGTACACTTTACCGTTTTCTATTGGTTGTAATAACACTAAACCTTTATTTAATAGGATTGTTTCAACTGTTTCAATTAATGCGTTAATATCAACGTATTTGTTTTTGAAATGTGGATTAGTTGCATTCTTTGTTGCTTTACCAATCTCTTTTTTGGCTTCTAAAATTTTCTTATACATATTATTTCTTATTAGTTTCTACAAAGGTAATATAATTATTTTAATTACAAACTATCTTTAATAAAAAAAGAGTAAATTTCTTTACTCTCTTAAAACTAAATAGAAAATATGCTTTGCAAATATAGTTATTTTATTACTAATAATTGCTTTCTGTTTGGTTTTTTTTCTGTAAATGATACATGACACCATTGATAGCCGAATTCATTGATTAATTGGTCAAACTCCAAATTATCTCTAATCCAATCATGTATTTTTTTATTCTCGGTAACACTTCCAGCGTCTATGTCAATCGCTTCACCTTTACAATGTTGCGAGGACAAACTCCCTTTGACTGCACGATTAAGGTCTTTTCCCCTGTAAAAACTGTTTATTCTTAAAGGTTTACCGTACCATTCACGTAAAGGTTCAAAGCATTTTTCTGCAACCGTTATCATAGCTTTTAAATGTTCCAAAGTAGGTTCATTTTTAATACCTAACCTTTGAGCAGTTGCACTAAATGTAGCTTCTTTAAATGTTATATGTTTACTAATATTCTCCATTATCTTTGTTTTTAAGTATCATAGCAGTAGTTAATATCAAAAACACTGCGACTAGTTCAATCATTATCTTAATGTTTTTTGAGCGTGGAAAATTGCTTGTGTACCAAATACACCTGACAACGCTTGTAAACCTACTTTAATCAATGGTCTATTGTCAACTATTCCACTTTCTGCAATTGTTAAACTCGCCACCGATAAAGCCGTTACTATGCGACCTGCTATCTTATGTTTTCTCGGAGTTGGTTTTTTAATGTTTTCAATTAACTTCATAGTTATAGATTTATATTATTTTTTTTTAATTCTTTAAGTAGGTCCACAAATGCCGTTGCATTCATGTTAATAGTCCTTTCAGCGTGTCTAACTGCACTTTTTAACTCTTCAATGTTTTGATTTTGTTGAGTAAACTTTAAATCGATTATCTTTTCTAAATTATCGAATTTAGTGTCGTGTGCTTGTTCTAATGCAGTAACTTTAGATTTTAATACCGTAACAGTATCATGAAACTTACTGCTTTTAGAATCGACATTTATTTCAAGGTCTTTTAATTGTTTAATTAAGTCCTTAACAAAGTAACCTATTATAGCTACAACTAAACCAATAAATAGTTTTATGTAATCTTCTGCATTCATTAGATAAAATGGTTTTCTATAATTGGTGGCACATATTCAAATTCACTTAATGAAAGTAAATAAGCGTAATTCGTATTAACTAATTCAGCTTTATCCGAATCACTTAAAAACAAAAACCAATCATTATTAATATCTTGAACACAATTGAAAAAACAATTATCGTTATAAAACTGTCCTTGTATAGCGTTCTTTTGCTCTGTTGTTAGTTTAATTCCTATCATACGTTACGACTTAATGAAGTTTGAAAAGTTTGAATACAAGTGTATAAATTAGCTGTATCTGTATCTGATAAACCATTTCCAATAGACGCAAAAGCACATTCTTTTAACGTGTAAAATGATGGTGTAGAAACGTTATTTCTTGCACCTAAAAATATAGGGTAATCAGCTAACCCCGTAGACGTTATAGATATAGTACCCTCTGAAGTTCCATTTCTATAACCTTTAAACGAACCACTAGCCACCCTACTATTAACAAATAACCCCGTTGTAAATGTTGCCGAAAATGGCGAAGAATAACTATTTTGATTATTCTCGTAATATCTACCACCAAAATTAATTTCTATATCCAACATATTCCCGTTGAAATTATTGCTAGTTCCTATGTCAACACCACTTGAAGTTGTTTGAGTTCTTGAATAGTAAGAAATATGATTGTCATTAAGAGATAAAGTAGTTGAAGGAGTTAAAAGAGTATCTGCATATGATGAGCTTCCGTTAGGCAACATTCCTGTACTTGAATGAGTCCACCCACTAGAGAAACTTAATTGATATTGTGCTGTATTAATTAAATTATAACTATGTGCCGTTGCATTACCTCCTACTATTGGATATAATGCTTTCATTTTAGACCATAAACTATTTGTTTTCAAGTCTAAAACTAATTGATTAACTGCATTCTTTTGAGTTAAATCAGTAACCCCAGAAGCAGCAAAGAAACTTTGAGCGTCTGCATCATAAGCAGCACCCCCACTTTTTAAAATAGTAGTTGCACCCGCTGAACCATATCCAAATCCTACTCCGTACATTATCCTATAACTAAAGCGACTGAACCACTTGTTAACGTTACACCGCTAAACAATACACCTAAACCCGTAATAAACGCACCAGCTTTTACGGCAGTCGCAGGAGTTGAGATATAACTCGCTTTAACGTCTGTACCCGCTACTTTAATAGCACTAAATACAGTGTCTTCTAATACTAATATTCCCGCAATTGTTTTAGTTACTGCTGTTGTATCGTTGCAAATGTAAACTCCTTTACTTGCTACTAATTTGTCTATGTTTGGCAAACTCATTTTATTTTATATTTTATTGGTAAACTCTAATTTCTAAATTTGCATCTGCTAAAATGGTATCTACTGGGACACCTAATATATTTAACGTTGTTATATTAAACTCATTTGCTGATAATCGACCACAATAAACAGTGTAATCATCCCCTATATAGTTAAGCGTTAAAAATCCAACTGTTTTAGCTGAAGTAAAAGCACTTGTTAACGTGCCTTTGTAGTACCCTGCTGACGTTCTCGTCCAAACGATTGCTCCTATTGTATTCTCTAAAATAGTTGCAGTAGGTGCAGCAGTTCCAAGTTGACCCATTAAAGCAGTGTAAACTTTATAAGGTTTTAAATATTCAGAATTAACCTTTCTACTATCGTATGTCGCACCATTGTAAACTGAAACCTCTACGAAATCAGTCGCCTTAATTGGAACGCTACTTGTTGTTAATTCACTTATTCTTTGATTGCTCATTTTGTTCTAACTTCTTTAATAATAACGTTAACTTTTTTAGGTTGTTATTTTTAGCTTCTTTTTTCATATTAACCAACTTGTGAAATTTGTGTCATGGTCAGGAAAAGTGTCATCGTTTGAATTACTGTTATATTCAGGGAACGAAGTTTGATTAAAACTCATGTATCTAACAAAGCGTTCTGTATAGTGTTGTGCTAAACTAGTTTCTTTGTCTATAAGAAAGTCTATTTCGTTTTTATCTACGTTACTAGCGTTTTCCGAACTATGTTTGAATATACCTTTAGCGTTAATTGTGTAACTCGCAAATGGTAACCACTCGACCATTGCCCAATGAATAAGCATCGGTTTAACATAGTTAGTTAATAAAGTCAAATAATTACCACTTAAAGTATTCGCTACAATATCAGCTTTTAACTTGTTGAATAAATCAGTCCCTAAATAATTAGCTATGTGAATTTCTTGTGCGATTTTCACATACTGAATGAAAGTATCAGTGTCTATATTTCCGTTTAAGCTAGTGTGCTTAACTAAATCCGTTCTATTTATAAGTAATGCTTCTGCCATGTCTATTTAACGTCTGAAGGTAAATTTTTATTTCTAGGACTGAATCCTTTTAATGGTAAGTTTTTTGGATAAATAGAAACTTCATAAGGATTAGTTACTTTAAAACCTTTTATCTCTGCTGCTCTAGTTCCGATTTCTTCGTAACCGTTTTCCATTTTGTTAAGGTCCAACATCATTGTAACTCTTTTAAAAGCGTGGCTACATCGTGGACCTCCGTGGAATCTAAAAATATCGTAATAATCACTACCAAACTCGCCAAAACCAGGATTAACTTTTTTAGTTGACATTAACTCAATGTCTTCTTTACGATAAAGTTTATTTGCACTCATCATTGCTTTGCAGAATTCACGTTCAGGATTAGGGTTGCCAGTATATTTATACCTTACTTTAAAGTATTTTTCCTTAACTAGCTTATCTTGTTCACTCTTTTGAGTAGGATTAGCTGAACCTGTTGAAACTAGATTAATAGCCTTTTGAATTAAAGATAATTTAACCTCTTGTAACTTGCTTTCTACTTCTTGTAAGTGTGTGTTTAATACATCTTCATCCTCTTGTACTGCTTCACGTTCATCTATTACAATCCAACCCTCTTGGTCTGCATCTTCTGCTAAATCAATAATCTTTTGTAACTCGCTTTTTTGTTCGCTTAATGTTGTAGGATTAATGTCCGAACCTCCTTGTTCAGGCGACAAACCTACTAATGCCCTAACCTCGTTTGGTGTCATTGACTCAAGTACCTTGTTAGCTACTAAAGGACTTAAACTATTAATACCGTCAATAATTCTTTTTGAATCGTTATTAGTTAACTCGCCACTAGAATCCAAAGGTTGCAAAGGAACAAAGTCTAATTGTAAACTAATGTCGTTTACTGCTAATATTTTGCTAATTGCATCCGTAATAAGTTGTTGAAATGGTTTAATTACTAGGTTATCAAAGATAATCAATGAATTTTTTAACTCGTCAGCATTCGAACTAAACCCCGTACTTGTAGCAATACCGAAAATTAAAGGCGAAGTAACGTTGTGAGCCAACATAATTTTTCTCATACACTCTTCACTCAAATAGTTATAGTGTGCAGGTGCTTCGTTTAATGGAATAGATTCAATAGTTGTAGCGTTATCCTTATTCTTATTGAATGAATAAACAATCTTTTTACCTTTACTTCCCGTTAATTTAGCGTTTGCTTTGCGTTCAATATCTCTACGTTGTTCTTCTGTTCCCGTACCTCCAACAAAGTTAACCACCATTGTAGGACTGAAACCGTTTTGAACGTCATTAATTAAGTAATCAGCTATTTCTTCTTCCATTACGGTATAAGGCAAACCACCCGTATAGTCAACATTAGCATAATACTTCATACCAACCGAATAAGGCTTAACGTATAGTATTTCAATGTCCGACTTTCCAAAACCAAAAGCATCTAATCTTTTAGGAACGTATTTTTTAACATCTTCCCAATTATCACTATAATAATACGCTTCAATGTCGCCGTCTTCATTGCACTTTTCAGCACGTAATAAATGAACGGGAATATGATAAGCCTTTAATACTTTGCTTCTGCTTTTATCGTAGTGTACTTGAATAGCACATTGTCCTAATTGCTTAACCTCAACACATAACTTTCTAATGTCATCACTACTAATCAAAGTAACTAATTGAGCGTATTCAGCAGGCTTTTTATTAGCATCTAAAGCAGTTAAACCTTTTCCGTAAATAAGTCTAGTAATGTTGTTAATTACAGCGTTATTTGTAGCCGAATTTACGTGCCTATCAATTAAGAATTGGAAATAATTATTATCCTCGCCATATTCAACCCAATCTTCACGTGTGCTTTCGTTTATAATCGGTGCTTTATATTCAGCTAGATTGATTACTTGTATTTTTTCGTTATCCATTAATCTAAAATTATGAAGTCATTTGATGTACTTGTACTTGTGTACGTATCTTTATTTATTGTATAGTCTGAAATAGTCTGGTTTGTACAATAGATTTTATCTATATAAACGGGTGTTGTTGAATTTAAAACCTCTAACCTATATGTATGCTCCTCTTTAAGTGAAAAGATTGCCGTAATCGTATGGTAATAAGTTACGTTTGTAGAACTTTGAATGCTTACCGTAGTGGTTACATTCGTTTGTTCATCCGTAATAGTCATAGTCGTATAAGTATCACTTCTAGGAATGAAACTAAACGTTTGAGCCGTACCGATTTCTTTTAAAACTATCATAATCTTAAAACGTTGAAATTATTAATTTGTTAAAATAAAAAAGGCTACCGATTAAGATAGCCTTTTAAAGTAGTAATAGTTTAATACTATGCCGTTACAATAGTAGCAGTGCTAAACAAAGTCGCTAAACCTGCTTCAGTTGAACAATTCAAATGATTTGCAGGAATTCGCTCCATTCCCGTAAAAGTTAATTTATAACCATTGAAGTCTCCCATGTTTGTACCATTGTCAATAGTTGATTCAGTTACGTCCATTCCGAATTCCAAACCAGCTAAAAAGTATTGACCTTGTCTATTTCTTACAACAATGTGTGGTCTACCATAAGATAATAATTTTACCATTTTAGTAGTTGCAACGTCTTGTTTTTTCAAGTCAATAGTTAATGTTTGCTCAAAGAAAGTTGTACCGTTCTCTCTTGAAGAAGTTCCCTTTTGTACAAATGAATTATTTCCTTTTAAAGAAAATTTGTAAAGGTTACTAATATTGTTTACATCAGTAATCATATCCGTAGACGTAGCGTCGTACGTTAAATCTGATTGCATAGTCGGATTGAAATTTGCTATGTAAATGATATCAATACCACCTACTGCATCTTTACAACTTTCCGCTCTACCGTTTGCTAAATCACAAGCCATAATTTTTTATATTTTAATGTTAATAAAAAAGGGTGGCGTTTATTGCACCACCCTTTAATTAATTGATAATTAGTTATTTACTAATTTGCGGCGTTAGTAATTCCGTAAGTTACGATATCTCCAACTGTATGGTAACCAACTGCAGCCGTTGCTCTCATAATGAAACGTACATTTTCAGAACCGTCTAAATCAGCCATATCTAAAACTTTAACTAAATTTGCATCGTTTAACAAACCAGTAGCAAAGAATAAGTTGTCAGCAGTTGTAGCGATTGCAGTGTTTGAAGCTAAACCGTTTGCACAAAATACTTTGATACCGTCAAAAGTTAAGTCTTGACCGTTGTACCATTGTGTACCATTGTTTCCAACACCATTGTTTGAAGTTGCAGCAACTGAAAACCCTCCCAAACTTTGTATGTATGCTCTATAAATATTTTGTGATACATATAAGTATAAATCATCACGTCCGAATAATGTTGCAGGTACCGCAGTAGAAATTTTACGAAGCTCCTCGATACAGTTTGCAGCAGTAACAGAAGTTCCAGAAATTTCATTTGCAGTTGGTAAAGCAGCATCAACAGTAAGTTGTGTCATGAAGCCATCGATTGAACCTGAAGTTCCTGTAGCACCTCTCCAAATAGCAACCTCAACTTGAGCAGCAACTTTTTCTAAAACGTAAGCGATTAAGAAATCAGCAAAAGATTTAGGTAATACATCGTGAGCAGACATACCCATTTCTTCAGATTGGTATGTTGAAATAAAGTCTTTTTTACACAATTGTAGGTTAACTTGCAGTTCTTTAGGAGTTAATACTTTCTCATTTAAAGTAACTGTTGAAGTAGCAGTAAAATCACAGCTCGCATCGGCCAAAAGCCCGTCAGTCAATAATCTGTGTAATACAGTTTTGTATTTAACGTTTGGTAAGATTGTGATTTTTCCACTAGATAAAGTGTTTCCACTTAATAAAGCAGCTTTAACATATTTCCCTGAAGACTCTCCAGAATATGTAGATGTAATTGAAGTTGTTGTAGCCATTTGTTATTTATTTTATTTGTTGTTATAAATTGTATTTAATATTCTATCTCTAGCAGACGGAACAGTTTGAGCAGTTAATTTAATTTGCTCCATTTTTTGAACGTTTTCAGGATTGAAAGAAATTGGTTTAGGTGTTTCTTCTAATTCAACTACCTCTTTTACCTCTTCTTTAACTTTCAATTGCTCTTTAAGTTCAGCAATAATTGATTTTAATTCGTTAACTTCTTCTTGACTTGCGAAGTGTTGTTCCTCAATAGTTGAACGAATCACTTTTTTTGCCGTTTGTGTCGGTTCTGTTGACGCTTCTACGGGTACTTCAGCTTCAGGCTCTTTTTCTTCCATTGGTGCTGCTTCCTCTTCTTTAGCTGCAACCTCTCCAATGATACCGTCTTCGTAAACTTCCAACATTTGACCGTCCTCTAATTCGTACTCTCCAATAGGTAAAGGAACGTTTCCATTTTCAGAAACAATAAATATTTCTTTTCCTACTTCTAATGAATCGAATTCTAAAACAGTAACACCGTCAGCAAGTTTCATTTGTGCCAATTTAATTTCCATTTCTTCTAACTTTAATTTAACGCTGAATTTTTGCTCTAAAAACTCTCTAACGCTTTTCAATTTATCTTTCATTATTCTTTAAACGTTTAGTTAATTACTCTGTTATATATACTTAACCTCTAGCTACGGTTATTGTACGTTCTGTATTCGTGTTGGTAACGTTTGAAATAGTATGTTGTTGTAAACTTCCAACTCCTTGAGCTTGTAAAGTACCGTCACAACAATTTACATTATACGTTCCATCTTCACAAAGGCAACCTCTATTACCTCCTTGTGGACTTGTTAAACTTTCTGTTTTCTTTTTTCTTCCCATTTTTATTATATATTAAACTAAAATTTTAACTACTGAAAAATTTAAATCCGAAACTCTAACATCTGTTGACTGATTATTTTTAACGAACAACTCAACGTAATCGTTGGTAATTAAATCAATTTGATATTGCGTACTTCCTGGGTGTTCTTGGTTAGATGTTGACGTTCTAATTGTCATCTCTGAATTTGCTAATATTGTACCGTTTTTCGCTATGCCTATACTTATGTTTTGATTACTTGCTGACGACCTTACTGCCGTGTTTACAGTAACTAAAAATGAAGTGTTAAAAGCACCTGTATAAGTTAACCTATTACTTGTATGA